TTGGGAGATGTATTTGAAGAGAAATGTATGGAGAATGTTGAAACTTATGTACATTCACGTTTTGCTGAAGAGGTACAGAGGCATACATTCAATGTTCCTTCAATGTCTGACAAGGATATTCACAATCTTACTTCTATGCTGGAAACAATCAATAAGAGGATTAAAGAGATTCTCTAATTGTTATTATTAGTACTGTCACGAGGTTTTGTACCTTTGTGACAGTACTAATTTTTATTGTTATATGAAAAAGAAAAGGGTAAGCAACGTAATTAAACCAAGAGGATCAGGAACATTGACCGAGAGTGCTTTCTGGGCTATGATACGCAGTGCTTTGAGAGATAAATCAAGGTGGTGGAAACCTATTGCTGAATGTAGGATGAAAGCAAGGAGAAAGTATGTAGGGCCCAATAAACGTCAGACTTATGAATATCAATGCGCTCATTGTAAGAAATGGTTTCCTATGAAAGATGTAAATGTAGATCATATTATTCCCGTAGGTACTCTTACTTGTGCTGAAGATCTTCCTGGATTTGTGGAAAGATTGTTTGTGGAAGTAGATGGATTGCAAGTACTCTGTTCTCAGTGTCATGATATAAAGACGCAAAATGAAAAAAAGAATGAAAGACCTTCCCTTGAGGGAAAGACAAAAAAGAATAAGGAATAGGAGGAGCTATGTTACTTTTAAAGAGCTTGCTTTAGAATTGGAATTGAAGCCTGTAGCTGAATGTCTTAAAGCAATTTATAAATTTATAAATGAAAGGGGAGCATTCGGTAGTGCTACAAATGCAAGGTGGGCTAAAGAGTCTCTTGATCTGTTGATATATGATATGGAGACAGAGGAATATAAGAAAAGTATAATTAAAGAACCGACAAAATTTAAAATGACAATATGATACAGGGAAATAATAAGAATCTAAGTGAGAAAGCTTATAGAGAGATGACAATAGATTCATCAAGTTCGTTAAAGGATTTCTCTCTTGATAGGAAGAAGTATTACAGGAAATATGGGTAGAACAGTAGAATTATATTAAATTTGTAGTAAAAATTACTACAAATATGTTTAGCCATAAAGAATTAATTAATAAAATAGGTGTTTATAAAATTACTAATATAATAAATAATAAAGTATATGTAGGAAGTACTTGTAATAGTCTATATAAAAGACTGCATTTACATCTAATGTCTTTAAGAAACAATAAACACTTTAGTAAACATTTACAAAGAGCCTGGAATAAATATGGAGAAGAGAATTTTAAATTTGAAATAATAGAAATTTGTTCTACAAAAGAAGAAACCCTACAGAAAGAAGAATTTTATATTAATAGTTTACAAAGTTTTATTGAAAATAAGGGTTATAATATTTATCAATTTGCACATACAACTAAAGGTAATAAGTGGTCAAAAGAGGTAAAAGATAGACGCAAGGGTTTTGGTAAAGGTAAAACATTATCTTTAGATACTAGAAAAAAACAATCAATAGCAGCAAAAGGGAGAATAGTTAAAGAGTCTACCAGAATTAAGCTTAGAAACTTATATATTAACCCTATTGTAATGATGGATCTTGATGGAACTTATATTAGAGAATTTAGAAATTGTAAAGAAGCTTCTTTATATTTTAATTTAATTCCATCAGGATATGTGTGTAGTGTTCTTTCTGGAAAACGAAAAACTTGTAAAGGTTATAGATTAATTTTAAAAAAAGATTATGATCCTAATAATATAGAAAGAATAGTTAGTGGTTGTACTAGAGAAATTAGTCAATATGATTTACAAGGAAATTTTATAAAACACTTTCTTAGTTTTAAAGAAGCAGAGTTAGAATTAGGTATAAAAGGAGCTAATTCTAATATTTCTGCTTGTTGTAAAAATAAAAGAAAGAATGCATATGGTTATATTTGGAAATATAAAGATTAAAATTATGATTGATGGTAATTTAAAGTTTAAAAATGAAAAAGAATATAGAGAAATTCCTGTGGATTCGTCTAGTTCTTTAAAAGATTTTTCAATAGATAGGAAGCGGTATTTTAAAAAACATGTTTTGCATGAGGAAGTAGAAGAAAAGGATACACAGTCTATTCTTATGGGTAAATTAGTGGAAACGTTGTTATGGGAAGCAGAGAAGTTTGATGAGAAGTTCTATATGTCAGCATGTGTTTCTGCTCCTACAGCGTTAATGTTAGCCTTTGTAGAAGCGTTGTATGACGCAACAAAGGAAGCTACTGATGAGAGTGGGAAAGTAACAAAGGACTTTGCAGAGCTCTCAAGAGAAGCATACGAGAAGAGTGGGTTCAAAATTAAATACGAGGCTGTTATTGCTAAATTCATAGGAAGTGACGCAGAGATATATTACAATGAGATAAGAACAGTAAGATCTCAGGGATTAATAGTGGCTACACCTAATGATGTTGCTAATGCTGAAAGGATTGTTGAAGAATTAAAGAACAATCAGTTTACAAGGGATATTATTGGTCTTGTAGACAGCAAGCGTTATACAGTGAGGACACAATTACAGGTGGAAGGATTCAAGATAGATAATCATCTGATGAAGGCTATGATGGACTTGGTAATAGTGGATCATGTAGAACAAACCGTGCAGATTTATGATTTAAAATGTGTATGGGCTGTTGAGAATTTCCTTGAAGAGTATTATCTTTACAGGAGAGCTTATCTGCAAGCTTTCGTATATTATGGAGCTGGAATGCATATTGTTAAGACTAATGAGGAATATGAAGGATATAAGGTGCTTCCTCCGCAGTTTATTGTTTGTGACAGTACAAACTATTACAATCCCCTCATCTATACCCTTACAGAGAATGATTTGAATGATGCCTATGAAGGATTTGAATATAAAGGAAGACAATATCCTGGAGTGAAATCCATCATTATTGATTTGAAATGGGCTTTGGAAATGAACATCTGGAATATCAGCAGAGAGAACTATGAATCAAACGGTGTTGTTAAATTAAGGAAATGATATGGTGGAAACGGTGAAAGAAATACGTAAAACTATTACAACAATATTCATGGTGCCTACCTTACACGTGAATAAAGAGGATATTAAGAATAATGGATTCCTTAATGGCTATTCAAAAGATGCCATGAGGGATGTACAATATGACGATGCTATTTATTTGTTGTTTAAACCTCAGGACTTAGACAGGTTCAGGGAGTTTCTTGATAGTGAATATGAGAGGACAAAACAGGTGATAGATGATTATGACTATCCTAATGGGTTTGTTGTTGTTGTTTATAAGCTGGATAGTAAATATGCTGTAGATTTTCAACTTGTAAGACAGGGTAAGTATTCCAAGACCTCTCAGGAGTTTCAGAATGAATTCCCTAAAGTGGTAAAGATAATCAAGAATGGATTGCATAAGGATGAAATATCATTGCAATATAGGGTATTCCGAAGAACAGAGGATTTGATTAAGTTTTGGGAAGATAGGCTTGCTGTACGATTTAGTGATGATCAAGAGATATGGCATGGATTCATAGAAGAGAATGAAACTTTAACAGAGGATAAATTGAAGGAATATGAACAATAGTGAAATTGAGGTAGAATTAATACAGAGGTTTGGTCTTGAGAAGACTATTATCTTTTGTGAAATGGCAAGCGTTATGTATCAAATGATGCACGCTGATGTTATGAAGCGTCATTTTAAGGACGATGTATGTGATTATGACTTTGATGCTCAATGGTGGAATGACAAATATGTTGAACTTAAAAACAGAATGAATGGACCTGTTCGCTGAATATCCCAAGTCAATGAACCTTATAAGGGAATGGATGCTAAACAGAATGGATGAAACTGGCAAGGGAGTTCCTGAAGAGTTTGTAGAAGAGGTGAAGAAGAGAGTAGATACAATAATTGATGGGATGTTTAATAACAATCCCAGAGGTTTGTTTGATATATTCGATGCTCACAATATCTACATCATCATTAAGAAATATGAAACTTCTAATAAAATGCCAGAGTTCAGATATACAATCCTTCCAAGAGATGTGGGAAAAGGGTATGGAAGTTCTGATTCAAGAAAATATACGGAGAAATCTGCTATAATGGATGCGATTAAAATGTTAGAGGATAAATTATGAAAGATATAGATCTAAAGGCTTATTTAGCATTTAAACATAAGAGAAATCTTAGACTGAAAAATACAAGAGTAAAAGTAGTGGATGGAGAATCCTATATGTATTTGTTTGGTAATCTTATAGCTAAGACAGAAAAAGGAAAGACACTGATTAACCATTGTAATTGGAGAACTAATACTACAAGAGATAGATTAAGTGCCTTCATTACTCTCAGGAGGAGTAAAGGGGAATTTATTGTAAATGAGAGGTTTATATGGGAAGATGGTTGGCTTGACGTTAATGATTGTAATTAAATAATTTTTTCATAAATTGTTGAAAAACATAGGAAAAGAAGGGACAATAGCATATCTTTATTGTCCTTTCTTTTTATTTTTTGAACTAAAAATTACAATATGAGCAGGACAACTTTTGAGATTCCCCAAGCAAAACATCCGTTTATAGGACTTGGGACAGGAATCATAATTACAGAGAACGGAAGAGAAGAACCCCGAATTATTATCAAATTTCCCCTACACAACATTGAAATCGTGGCTGCAAGAGGTGAAGAAGCAAAGGCTATGGTGAATAAGCTGAACACTGATGAAAGCAGTACGGAAGACAAGACTGAATTTGTAAAGACACTCGCTTGTGAGATTGTAGGAATTCCTTATCTGAAGATTAACTCTGGAAGAAGGGATGCAAGGGCTGTATTTGCAAGATGGCTTGTGTGGGATTATCAGAGAAAGGTGTTAAAGCTTTCTCTTGAGGCTTGTGGTGAGACATTTGATCTTGATCATGCTACTGTTATATATGGAATGAAGCAACTCTCAGGAGAGAATCTAAGGTATCTTACAGGCTGGAGGGCATATGCCTATAATAAATTCTGGGAAGCTGTCAATTCACAGGAACAACTTAAGGCTTAATATTTTAAACATTATTGTGAGCTCTGAAATACTTCAGGGCTTTATTTGTCATTAATATAACTCAATATGGGAAAGAAGAAATCAACCGAAGAAGAAGGTAAGAGCAAATTTGAGCTTGCTCTTGAGAAGCTTGATAAAGCCTATGGAAAAGGTACTGTAATATCATTGGATTCAAAAGTGAAAGGTGAATACGATGTTATAAGTACGGGATCAATAGGATTTGATTGGATAACTCTGGGAGTGGGAGGATTTGTAAAGGGAAGGATGTATGAATTAATGGGCTGGGAAGGAGTAGGGAAGAGTACCATTTGTGGGCATGCTGTTGCCGAATGTCAGAAGAAAGGATGGAAGGCCCTTTATATTGATGGAGAGAATGCTGTAGATAAGAATTATTTCAGGGCTCTTGGAATAGACACGGAGAAGATGTTAATCAGTCAGCCTAATTCAGGAGAAGAGGGATTCACAATAGCAATAGAAATGATTGGTAGTGGAGAAGTGGATCTTGTAATAATTGATTCTGATAGTTCATTGATTCCTAAGAAAGTAGTGGATGGTGAAATGGGAGATAGTGCCATTGGCAAAAAAGCAATGTTGAATAGCAATGCCTATCCTAAGATTAAGGCAGCTCTTGTACATAACAAAGTATGTGTGATTGTCATTTCTCAATATAGGGAGAAGATTGGAGTGATGTATGGCAATCCAACCACAACTCAGGGAGGTCATGCATTAAAGTTCTATTCTGATTGTAGGATAGAGATAACAAGGAGTTTGGCTAAGAATGGAGATATTACCTATGGAAATATAACAAAGGTAAAAGCAATAAAGAATAAACTTGCTTCTCCTTACAGGGTATCAAGCTTTGATATTGTATATGGGAAGGGAATTGATAAGGTGGAAGAGATATTACAGCTTGGGATGGATTTGAAGGTGATAGAGAAATCTGGTCCCTGGTATAGTTTTAATGGAGAAAATGTAGGACAAGGAAAAGAGGGAGTGAGGAAGCACCTTGAATCTGATGAAGAGTTCAATATTGCTCTCAAGAGAGCGATAATCAACACAATCAAAGAGACAAACCCTTCCATTGAAGAATCTGTGAATGAAGACGTGTAGCGTAGAAGGTTGTAGTAATCCTGTGTGGAGCAAGGGAGCATGTAAATATCATGCTCCTAAGCCCACCAGAAGCCTCAGGAAGAAGAAACAATCTTCTTCTAAGGAAGACATCAATCAAATGAGAGAGTTCTTTATGGACATCTGGAGAAAGCGTAGACACTATTCAGAAGTATCTGATACCTATCTAGGAAAAGAACCATTATCAATCTACTTTCATCATATTCTCCCTAAAGAGAAATTCAAACAGGCACAATATGACGAAGCTAATATTATCCTCCTTACATTGGATGAACATTCAAATTGTGAATCGGATATGTACAGGTATGATGAAATTAATAAAAGACGAGAAAGTCTTTTAGAGAAATATTCTCCCTAAATAAGAATAAGCGGAAAAGTATTAAAAATCCTCTGAAACTCTTGTGACTCTAAGGCTATCTCAGATTTTACCTACTTCTAATTTTAGAAGTTTAAAGCCCTTAAAACTTCTAATTTTAGAAGTTCAAAAAGATATAATTGCTAAAAATAGAAGTTTTAATTAAAATTTGTTATATTTGTCTAAAATTAGAAGTATGATAGGTGTTAGTAAACTAAAGAAGAATACAAAACTTGATTTATCTAAGTTTGTAGATAAAGACACAGAGAAACCCTTATTAGATGAGTTTGATAAGTCTAAAGATTTAACTATCACTGTACAGGAAGGCACAGAGATGTCTACAATATCGTATTCAGATTATTCTGTTATATCCACGGAAGCTATTGTGATGCTCAGCCGTATATTGAACAACTCTGATCTTGCCAATGTGATTAAAATGTCAATTACAGTAAAAACTCCTCTAAGCATATTATATAATAATGAGGTTCCTCATACAAATTACACTCTACAGAAGTATCTTGAGATAAAGTCAGAATCTATGTTCATAGGTTTAATTAAAAGACTTATGAAAGCGGGTGTGCTATATCAAATAAAGGGGCTTATACATAAAGAACTCAGGGTTATTTATATAATTAATCCTTACATTTGCAGGAAGAGAAGGGTGTTTGAGAATAAAATCCTTGAAATATTTGAAGAGTTTAAATCTGAGTTATATAAATCTATAGAATAAACTATCATGAAAATTACAATCAACACAGACCAAAAGACTATTGAGCTTGAAGAAGACGTAAACCTTCTTGAACTAACAGAGCTTCTTGAAGCTGCCTTTGAAGAAGAATGGGGGGAATACAGGATTATAGCAAGGAAAGAAATAAGCTACGTTCCTTATTATCCGTATAATCCTTGTCCTTGTCCTCCTACACCTCTTGTTCCTTATTATACCACTACTACAGGAGATACCAAATGAAGAAAATAGGAATTGTCATCCTTTGTACGAATGCATATTTTGTGCTTGGAATAAGGTTTGTAAAGAGGTTTATGCATTTCTACAAAGGAAATGA